TCTTGGTATGCGTCCTTGGATCTGTGTTGCTTACAGCGCACCTGTTGCTGCTGCTAGCGCAGTGTTCCTGGTCTATCCTTTCGGTCAAGGTTCTTTCTCTGATGCGATGCCTCTTGGTATCTCTGGTACTTTTAATTACATGCTTGTGTTCCAGGCAGAGCACAACATCCTGATGCACCCCTTCCATATGCTTGGAGTTGCTGGTGTGTTCGGTGGTTCTCTGTTCAGTGCTATGCACGGTTCTCTGGTGACTTCCTCGCTGGTTCGTGAAACCACTGAGTCTGAGTCACAGAACTATGGTTACAAGTTTGGTCAAGAGGAGGAAACATATAACATAATTGCGGCTCACGGTTATTTCGGTCGTCTTATCTTCCAATATGCTTCGTTCAACAATAGCCGTAGTTTGCACTTCTTCCTTGCTGCCTGGCCCGTTGTAGGCATCTGGTTCACTGCTCTCGGTGTTTCCACGATGGCATTTAACCTTAACGGCCTAAATTTCAATCAGAGTATTTTGGATAATCAAGGTCACGTTATTAAAACTTGGGCAGATATCTTAAATTCTGCTGGGTTGGGTATGGAAGTTATGCACGAGCGTTTTGTGTCCGCATGGCGCTCGTTAAATCGGATGAATTGCTGGAACTCTCTTGTAGACAATCAGCAGCCAAGCCTTGCAAGCGTGTAAGGAAGGTTCAGAGACTAGGCGGTGGATGACGCTTCATCCGTAATACGCCATTAGCGTCCGACACCAGAAATGGTGATGATATAGTCCTTGCCCCTGGCGACAGTGGGATTTCAAGAATGCACACAACTTTCCTTTGGATCTAGCATCAGTTGAAGCAACACCAGTTGCCTTGACTGCTCCTACCATCGGATGATATAATAAAGGGGAACTCTTTAGAGTTCCTTTTTTTATAAATAATTATGCACGAAAGAAAACACGAATGACTAAACTTTACTCCGAACTTTATAGAACTTGTATGACTTGTGGTAAGGAAAAACTTGCTACTGATTTTTATGTAAGGAATAAAGTGAATATGGTTCGCCATTCATCTTGCAAAGAATGTGATAAAGCAAGAGTTAAAAAAAGACATCAAGATAATCCAGAACGAACACGAAATAACGATCTAAAGAGAAATTATGGTATAACTCTCCAAGAACATCAGCAGATGTTTGAAGAACAAAAGGGTGTTTGTGCTATTTGCAAAGGTGAAGGTGATGGTAAATGGAAGAAACTTTGTGTAGACCACGACCATGAAACTGGTAAAGTTCGTCAACTTCTTTGTAGGAATTGTAATATGGTATTGGGTCAAGTTGGAGATAATATAAATCTTCTGGAAGAAATGATTAAATATCTACAGAAGCACCAATAAAATGTTCTTCATCCTCATAAGTTTCATACTCTTTGGAGTCTTTATGTTTATTATGTCCATCATACAAGATATATAAAGTAAACACTTAATTATGACTTACGATACAGTTTTTCTATCTGATGTTCATTTGGGAACACCAAGATGTGATACTGAAAAATTTTATAATTTTCTTAAAAACTTAAAAACTAAAAAGTTAGTATTGGTCGGTGATATTATTGATATTCACTGTATGGAAAAATACAATACTCGTTGGAAGAAAGAGCACACTGAATGTGTTCATCAGATTCTTAACCTTGCGAAGAAGGGAACAGAAGTCATTTATATTCTTGGAAATCACGAAGCAGAAATTCGTCGTTATACTAATTTTGAACATAAGAACTTCCAAATGGTAGACGAATACACTCACAAGGACTCAAAGGGTAATAAGTTTCTTTGTATTCACGGTGATAAGTATTCGGAGTATTCTTCTGGGTCTTGGAAGCAGTTGATGTTCAATAAAGGATATGAGATTATTACACCATTGAGTTTGTTTTTGGAAAGATTTTTTAGATTCTCTTTGGTGTATGCTTTGAAGAATACGGTGAGGGGAAAGAATTATATCAATCAATATGAGACTGATATCGCATCATATTGTGTTCAGAGAGATAAGAAATATGATGGTGTGATTTGTGGACACATTCATCACGGAAACATCAGATACTTTAATAAACTTTTGTATATGTGCTGTGGTGATTGGTGTGACACCTGCTCTGCGATTGTGGAGAAAAATGGAATCTATGCTCTTGAAAAATATAAATGATTAGTTCAGATACACCTTATAAACTTGCCGAAATTATTCGTGATACTTGGCCTCAATTGTTTATCCTAAATAAAAATCAAAACTCAAATAAAACTATGAAATTTACAATCTATTCAAAAGATGGTTGTCCATATTGCACAAAAGTTGAACAGGTGCTACAATTAGCAGAGTTGCAATATGTGATTTACAAACTGAATAAAGATTTTACTCGTGAGGAGTTCTATTCTGAATTTGGAGAAAGATCTACATTTCCTCAAGTAATTGTAGATGACAAATATATCGGAGGATGTTCTGATACTGTTCAATTTTTAAAGGAGCAAAATTTAGTTTAATGGAAAACACCGTTCACGAAGTTTATACTGATGTTGAGAAAGCAATTGATTATGCCTTTAATGGACAGTTTGTTCTTAAATTTTATGATTACTTAAAGGTTCGTGGAACAAAAAAACTTGAGGTGGATGAATTCATTGAGAGTGCTACTGCACATAATATAAGTGAACTCATAGGAGATTTGGATGAATACTTGGAAGGTGGTGCTGATAACTTACATAAACAATTGAGAGAGGCATACGGACATATTTCCAAACCAGAAGCAAGAAAAATTAGAAACTATTTGTACGGCATTTTAGAGGATGCATGGAAATACAGTCATGATAAACGACCGGGGAGACGAAAAAAGCAATCTAAATAATCATGGTCCCCAGATTAATAGGGGAATTGAGTTATTACTACGCAATAGGAGAAGGAAATCATTAAAACCAAAGACTTTTCAGTTGAAGTTTGGGAAAATGATTTCTCTTCTTAACAGAGAATTTCATTTTTACTTTGAATTTCATATTGATACAAGGAAAAAATAAATCTCTGGAGAAAAACTATGTTAGCAGTAACTCTCACCATAGGAACATTAGTTTCAATTATGTTCTTTTTTGTAGGAGGTGTAGTAGGATGGTTAGCCAAAGAGCACTTCTATCAAACATCTCCGATTTATACACACCCAGAGATGTTTGATCAAAATGGGAATGTAATACCAGACGAAATTTTAGCAGTACGTTTTGAAAATGACTATGACTACAACGACGACGAAGAAGACGATTGAAAAACCAATCGAAAGTTTACCACCCAATCCTTTTGTGTTTGAGGTTTTGGAACTTGCATCAAAACAAAGATCTGCTGCAAAGACAGTAGAAGTTCTTAAAACTTATGGACATGAAGCTTTAAAATCAATTTTTATTTGGAATTTTGATGAAACTGTTATCAGCCTTCTTCCAGAGGGAGATGTTCCATATGCTGAAGCAAATGAACAAACCGTTTACTCTGGAACTCTTTCAGACAATCTTAGAAAAGAATCTATCGGAGGAGAGTCTGCAACTGGTCAAGATTTAGATGGTCGTGGTAAAACTTCTCTTCGCAGAGAACATCAAAATCTTTATCATTTTGTAAAAGGAGGAAACAACAGTCTTTCTACAATTCGTAGAGAGATGATGTTTATTAATCTACTAAGAGGACTTCATCCCAAAGAAGCAGAAGTTCTAATTCTTGTTAAGGATAAAAAACTTGGTAATAAATATAAGATAACATTTGAGAACGTCAAAGAAGCTTATCCAGATATTCAATGGGGTGGGCGTTCATGACAGTGGCAGTAGAGCAGGAGAATACTATGGCAGAGTATGACAAAACAGAAAAAGATATTCTGCCCAGTGAGTATGGATGCGAAATACTTCTTGAAAAAACAACAGTAGATCAGGCAAAAGATCCATCATTTCCAACTGATGCATATATGATTTGGTATCAGATTGGAAATAAAACTCATGTTGATTTGATTAGAGGCAGTAGAGTTCGCATATTTGATATGTATTATGACAAGTATGGTCCAGGTGCTGTGAAAAAAATTAGTTTTGGATATGGCAGGACCAATCCAAAACTTTGGGGATATCAAAAAGAAGATAAGAAAAAGAAAAGGAAATGACTGAAGGTTTTAAGGGTTTTTCTAATTCATCTAAGGATAAAAAACTACTTCTTTATATTAAAAATCAAGAAGTAAATAAAATTATCAAGCAATATAAAAAACTTAAAAAATATCAAAAATCTTCCATTTATGAAGTGGAGAAGTTATCTGGTCAAGAAACTAAAATAGATAAATTAATAAATGAATACGGTATAGATTCTGAAGCAATTGAGTGATGGGAAAACATTATCTTTTAAATTTGTATGGGTGTTCGTTTGTCCTTTTAGATGATGAGCGTTGTCTTATAGATCTTTTAGAGAATGCAGCATCTGCCAGCGGTGCGACTGTAGTACAAACGATTTCAAAAAAGTTTGATCCACAAGGAGTCACTGTGATGTGTTTGTTGGCAGAAAGCCATATTAGTATTCACACTTGGCCTGAAGAGGGTAAAGCAGCAGTAGACGTTTATACTTGTGGAGATTGCAATCCAAAAATTGGTTGTGATATTATCATCCAACAACTTTATGCTCAGAATCACACTTTAAGTTATATTGAGCGGTAAATAAATAAACCTATATCTGGTAGTTCTTATGCTCTCTACGCAGTACAGATTGAGATTGGAAGCAATTTGTGAAAAGATTGTTCTTCACGAAGAAGTAAGTTTGGAAGACATGATCTGGGCAGAAAAACTTGCCAAAGCAAATCGTACCGCTGCTACAATACTCCGTCAAGCAAGAAGGACAGCAGAGAATCCTACTATGCAGGAAGGAGATATGGATGATTTTTTGAATCAACTTGATATTGGTGGTCTTGGTCATGAACGCTTTGGTAAGCGTGGATTTAATAGTATTGATGATATGGTTGATTGGTGGACTGAAGATAGGGATAAACCAGATGATTGGAGACAACGTGATT